GCACTTGGGGCAGACCGGGCCGTTCGGCCAGCGTACGCTTTCCATGTGCGTGCGACAGGCTTCATCGGTGCCGAACTGTTTGATGAACGCGATCAGGTTCACGCGGCAAAGTCCACAAAGAGGACATCAGTTTGCGGCGGCAGCGCCTTTCCGGTCGCCGCATCGGTGCCGAACGCTTGCCGCACGTCGGCGGCGGATAGCGGCTCGAACGGCTCGCCATTACGAAAGACACATGCCGACAGCCGCTTGACTGGCAGTCCAGTCTTTGTGTCCCGCAGTTTGGTGAATTCTCGCACGTTCATCATCAACCAGAAGCCGCGACGGCTGGGATTGTTCAGCTTGGCGCATTGCACAAGCCACCAGGAGCGTAAGTGTTCGATGTTGTCGCTACCGAACGTCGCCACCACGCCGCCATCGTTGACGAACGTGAAGTGCAGGTTGGTTGAATTGGCGACCAACGCTGCGACCGGCGTGAAGTTCGGGTCGCGTTCGTCGGCAATTGACATGCCCATTGAATGGAGGTTGGACGGCTTAGCCATGAGACGAGGTTCCTTCTCGTTTGTGGTCAGGGCCGGATACGGTGTTTCAGCACCGCCCGGCCCGAACTATATATCTGACCCCTTGAGCAAAAGCAATAGGTCCCGATTGTAATGGCAAAAGCTCCCGCAATGGCGCTCGCAACTCCCCCGCCTGGCGGCGGCCCGGCTGGTGGCATGGGCGCTGACCCGACGATGGGCGGCGATCCCTCGGCCGGAGGCGATGCCGGAGACGACAGCGGCGGCGGCGGCGATGTTATCGTCACGATCTGTTCGAACGGCGACGGCTCTTACACCGTCTACCCGGGCGACGAGCCCTCGGGCGGCGGCGACAACGACGACACGAGCGAGGACGATGCCGATGCGATGGGTCCGGCAGGCGGTGCTCCGGCACCTGGTGGCGGCGCTGGTGGTCCTCCAAGTGGCGGAGGCGGAGCGTCGCAGGGCGTCCCGGCTGACTCGATCGGGGCCGCGTTGAAGGCTGCGCTCGACATTCTGAACGCCGACAAAAGTTCCGAAGGCGCGCCCGGAAACGCGGACGATCAGTTCCAGGCGGGCTTTGGCGCGGACAAGAATCCGACGCCCGCCAGCGGTCCGTCGCAGAAGTACTGATCGTGGCTGTTCCCGCGCCGCGCATCGGCAAGTTCGCCGGGCAGTCGGCCGGTCCCGTGCGCAAGCCGTCCGGCAAGCCCGCTCGCAAGCCGCGCAATGTGCTGAAGCCAAAGGTTCCGGCCATGCCGCCGGGGCTGATCAACCGCTAGGTCACGATGCCCGCCCGCAAGCCGCCCGTCCCAAAGCGTAAGAGTCCGGCCAAGGCTGTAGCTGCCCCGCCTCCGGTCGCAATCGCGCCACCCGTCACCCCCGGCGAGCGCGGCCAGCCGCCATACGAGGCGACTGAGAAGGACCAGGTGACGGTGAAAGCTATGGTTGCGGGCGGGATCAAGCAGGCCGCAATCGCTGCCGTGCTGAAGATATCGCCGAAGACTCTGCGCAAGCACTTCCGGCACGAAATCAACACCGGCGCCGCGGAGATCGACGGCCTGGTCGTAAAATCGCTGATCCAGATGGCGCTCGGGCAAAAAGCCGCAGTAGGACGCCCGGCGCTGCCGCCCAACTTCAACGCCGCGAAGTATTACACACAGGCGCGGATGGGCTGGTCCGAACGCATCGTCGTTGACGATGGCAAGCCGGCCGATACGCCGATGCGCGTCGTGGTGGAATTTGTCGGCGAGGCTGCCGCGCCGCGAGTTGAACAATCGGCGCCCCAATCCGGCTCGCGCCTGCCGGATGACATACGCAAGGCCGTGAAACTCGTAGGTTGAGGAAAACCGCAATGACCATCACCAATCTGGAAGCCACGCTCACCGTGCTCAAGCGACACCGGGACGCGCGACTCTGGTCCGACGCCTCGGTGGCGACCGATCTGCTCAACCAACTCGGCCTCGACCCGGCGCACGCCGCCGCCAACGCCGCCCCGCCGCCGCCGCCGCCCGGCGTGACCGAGGCCGAGGTCGTGGCGCACGAGACCGCGGCGAAAGAGGCGACCGACAAGGCGACCGCCTCCCGCGCCGCGCTCCTGGCGCAAGCCGAAGCTGATGCGAAGGCCAAGGCGCAAGCTGCGGCGGATCAGGCTGCTGCGGCGAAGACCAAGGCGGATGCCGCTGCTGCCGCACACAAGCCGGGCAAGCACGGATGAGCGCGCTTGAGCGCATCACCGCCATCCTGGAGCGGGCGCGCGTGGCCGGCGGTTGGATCGACGAGGACGTCGCCGCGCGCATCCTGGCGGAGCTGGGCCTCGATGACGACGGGGCGCCGGTCGATCGAAGGTCAACGCCGGAGCCTTCCTCGGACGACGCGCCGGATGAGGATGCGGAACTGGGGTAATGAGCGCGTCGCTCAAACGCCGGCCGGCCGTCGCCAGGCCAGAGCGGCGCGTGGCGTTGCAGCTTCCCCGCAAACTCAGCTTTTTGCTCGACTGCCATCCTTACAAAGTGGCGTGGGGCGGAAGGGGCAGTCTGAAAAGCTGGTCGTTCGCCCGCGCGCTGCTGACGCTCGGCGTGGCCCAGCCGCTGCGCATCCTCTGCGCTCGTGAGGTTCAGAAGTCCCTGTCGCAATCCGTGCATCAACTGCTGAAGGATCAGATCGCAGCACTCGACTATGGCGATCTTTACGACGTGACCGAAAACGCCATCCGCGGCACGCGTCAGGACACGCTGTTCCGGTTTACCGGCCTGTCGGATCAGACCGCTGAATCGCTAAAATCATACGAGGGATTCGACGTGCTGTGGTGCGAGGAGGCGCAGGCCATCAGCCGCCGCAGTTTTCAAATTGCTCTCCCGACCATCTTCCGCACCGCAGGCGCCGAGGTATGGGTTTCGTTCAATCCAAACATGGATACCGACGAGGCGTGGGAGCGATTCGTGGTCAACACGCCGCCGGGTGCCATGGTCGTCGAGATGAACTGGCGCGATGCCGTGTCGTGCGGGTGGTGGACGCCGGAAATGGAACGGCTCCGCCAGTACGACCTGGTTCACAGCAGGGAGGATTATCCCAACATCTGGGACGGCCGCCCGCGTGTTGTTGTCCAGGGCGCGATATATGCCACCGAGGTGGTGGAGATGATCACCGAGGGACGTTACCGGCCAGTCCCGTATGATCCACGCTTCCCCGTGCACCGGATCTGGGATCTCGGCTGGAACGACCTGATGGTCTGCGTGATGGTGCAGAAGCCGCACCCGAGCGCCCTGAATGTCATAAACTATCTGGAAGAGTCGCACATTACCTATGCGAACATGCTCACGACGATGGACCGCCTTAACTACAGGTGGGGCACCGACTGGCTGCCGCACGACGGCGAAAGCCACGATCCCAAGAGCGGAACGAACGCGAAGAAGCTGCTGCAGGGGCTCGGCTGCCGGGTGCAGATCATACCGAAGTCCGATGCCGAAGCGCGGGTCAAGGCGGGCCGCATGATGTTCCCGCGCGTCTATCTGGACACATCGAAGTTCGACACGCCGCCGGAGCGGCCGGACCGGCTGCTGGGCGCGGCGCACTTGATGGAGCGGTTGAAACGCTACAAGCGGAACGTGCCCAAGACGACGCAGGAGCCGACCGGCCCAGTTCATGACATCGCATCGCATGGCGCCGACGCATGGGGCGGCTTGGCCGAGATCGTTGACAGGATCAGGAACGAGGGCGAGATGCCGAAGGCGACGGTGCGGCCGTTCGAGAACGTGGACGAGTCCATGGGTCTTTTAGGGTGAAGGACAGAGGCCGGGCCCTCACGTCGATGGCGCCGATCACTTGCCGTCTTCCAGTTTTGTAACGCGGGCCTCCAGGTCGAGCGAGCGTCTGGCCAAGACCAGCGCATCACCGACCATAAAGTCTTTGACGTTCAGGAAACCCCGCTCGATGCCGGTCAGCCGGTTCAGCAGACGCTCATGTTGATCATTCATGCGGGCGGTCATGCTATCGAGATACGCGCGCAGTTCTTCGTCCATTGTTCTTGTCCTCTCGGTACTGATCGACGATCCGCACATTAGCGCATCATGCAAGGCCGAAATGAATGACCATCTTCAGTTCCTTCCGTTCAACGGTCAATCCGTTCCAGCCCCGGAATTGGCGGCAACCGATCAGGATGCTGGTCGATACCGTTACCGGTGCGCCGGTCGGGCTGCAGAATTTCGACGGCACGGGTCCGGACGGGATCTGGACGCCGGTGGATGTCACGGCGGCGCAGATATCGTCGCCCTCGGCTGCGATGCTCGCCGATCTCAACTCCACATTCCGCCTCAACGCGGCCCCCTGGACGCGCTACCGCAGCAACGGCACGACCCTGGTTCTGTCGGATGGCGGCGGCGGCGGGCTGCCGCTGACCGGCGGCACGCTCACCGGCCTGCTGTATGAAACCGCCGCGGTCGGTATCGTCGCGGGCACCACGCGCACCCAGGCGGGCGCCACGGCGCTGACGGCGGAAGTCAACCGCATTGACACATCCACGGCCCCGGCTGTCGGAACCACGCTAGGCGACGGCGTTGTCCTGATGGGATCGGGCGCCGGCCTGGACATCACCGTCATCAACAACAGCGGCAACCCGATCCAGATTTACGGCAACGGCACCGACACGATCGACGGCGCCGCCGGCTCGATTGGCGTTACCGCGATGGCGCGCAGTTGCGTGATTTTCGAGTGCGCGGCCTCCGGCGCGTGGTCGTCGGACGGCCTGGCGGTCGGATACTCGGTCAGCGGCCTGCAAACCGTGGTGCCGCAGGACAACATCACCGCCGCCGGCACCGGCCAGTCCACCGCGACGCAGCTTACCGGCTCGATCAACACCATCGCCACGGCCGCCGCCGGGACCGGCGTGGCGCTGCCGTCGTCCACGAATAGTGCCGGTCTGTCCGTGACCGTGCAGAACAACGGCGCCAACCCGGTCCAAGTCTACCCGTTCATCGGCGCCTCGGACACCATCAACGGTATCGCTGCCGCCATCGGCGTGCAGTTGCACAACGGCTCGATCGGCGTCTTTAACTGCACGGCGGCGGGTGCCTGGACGGTCAGTTCGGTATCGCCGATCGCGGCGTCATACAACACCAACGCGGCGACCTCCGGCACGACCCTCACGGCCGCGAACATCACCGGCGGCCAGCAGTATGTCGTGCTGGGGCTGACCGGCGCGAACGGTGCCCCGGCCAACGGGCAGTTACCGACCGTGGCATCCATGATCGCAGCAATGCACTCGCCGACCGCCGGCAGTTCGTTCGAACTCCGCATCATCCAAAGTTCCGCCCAGCCCTGGACGATCACGACCAACACAGGCTGGACTTTGACAGGCTCGATGGCGATTCCCGCCTCCGGATGGCGCGATTTCATTGTGAAGATGAACTCACTCACCACGGCCACGCTCCAGACCGTTGGCAGCAGCGCCGGGGCATAACTGACAATGAGCGACAGCCTCTCCGACCTGCCCGACGACGTTGCCGCGGTAATCCGGCCGCACGCCGACGCGCCGCCGTCCCTGCTGGCCGCTATCGGTGTGCAGATCGCGCAGAAGCGCGAGGAAGCCAAGGGCGCGCGGAGTTCGTCCGGCATCGAGTCAACGTGGCGGGAGTGCGAGGAGGCCTATCTCGGCATCGACGACGCCAACCGGCACGAGTTCAACGACGCCAAATGGGCCAAGCCGATGTCGATGGACGGTCCCGTCACGACCGGAAAGCGGGCGAAGCAGTCCGAACACCGCTCGACGGTCTTTCTCCGGCTGACCTCGAGCGGTGTTCGG